GTTTGCTGTACGCCTGTGGAGACGTTGATTGTTTGGTTTACGACTACGCCGCCACCGCCGCCAAGATGGTTGTTTGGCACGATTGAACCTGAGCGTGATGGTACAAACATCTCTGGGCCACGCTCGCCAACAACATAAGGCTTATCTGACTGAACTGGCCCACCTATAGCCTTAAATGCAAACGGATTGGGGCCACCCATAAGCCCCACCGCACTTTCAATCATACCCGTAGCCCGCTTAACCACGAATATTTGGAAAAGATCAGAGATAATGTCACGCGCCATTTTGTTAAACGCATCTTTGACTGTCATTGTACCATCAACCATAGACGTCATGGCATCGCCAAATGATTGACCAACCATCTCAGATGCGTCCTTAATACGCATAAGCTCTGGACTTAGTTCAGTCTTAATGATTTTGGCGGTATTTTTGGTCCCAGCTTGCGCGGCTTCGTCTGCGTCTTCTTTAGCTTTCCTGCCAGCAGCTATTTGCGCTAGATAATCATCTAAAAAAGTGAATTGCCTTGGATCACCGCCACGACCGCCTTGAACCCCACTTTTCCCTATGACTACAGCCTTTTGCACGATCTGACCCATCACAATGTCTTCATCAGATAGCTTCTTCAGATATGCTTCCTTATCATCATTTATGCGCTTCAGAATGGCCTCATGTGTCGTGGATTTGTCCACAATCATTGCCATTAAAGCATCCTCATCCTCAAGGAACTTATTTGTCTCTGATACCGCTCCCTTAACGTCATTTTGTGTCGCGGAAAGGTCTGCTGCTGCGATATTGGCTCGCACAATCTGAGATACAATGTCTCTCATTTCAGGTGGTATGTCTGATGTATTTTTATAGATCATCATCAGAAGGGTTCTGAAATTGTTACCAGCAGTAACTACCTCATCCAAGGTTGAAGCGTTCTGGATGTTCTTTAGCGCAGCAGATAAAACTCCTACCTGATTTCCAGTAATTCCTAACTTGCCCGCCAAATCGTCAACAGCGCCAGATATTATGTCGAAATCTGTTGATCCCTCCTCAACGCCCTCCAGCAAGTTCTTAAACATCTCTACTTCGCCGACCAATCCCTCAAACTCTGTATTGAGGCTGTTGACCGTCATCTTGACCATATCCATTGCGTCATCTGCTTTGAACGCTCTCAATAGCTCAAGGTTTGACCTAATATCATCTCCGAACTTGCCAAACTTAGCGATAAGCTCATCTGATGGCATAAGTGCCTTTTCTGTTGCATCCCTATATGTGCTGATGGCTGTTTTCAGGCTATCTATCGCATGTGCTGCGCTCTTCGCCTCTCCAGAAGCCCTCGATGCGGCAAGCGAAAACGCAGAGAATACAGATATAGCGGCACCAAGCACAGCACCGAATGGCCCAAATATCTGGAAGAATTGACCCGCCTGCTGACCAAAGGCTTGCATTTTGCTTGTGCCGTTAGCTACCTGAACAGCATAGTCACCAATCTGATAACCTGCTTGCTGCAAGCCGCCCAGAGAAAACTTCCTTAGGTCTTTAGTGACGCCCGTAAAAGCGCCCCCAAAGCTATTCATCTGAACGGATGTTCGCTTTACCTGACGGTCAAAGCTCTTTACGCGGTTCTGAACTTGCTGAATGGGCCGACTAGCGCGATCAACCGCAAGAAGTTCAAACTTTAGCTGTTCTGCGCTTGCCATCTTCTTCCTGCCTTTCGTCCACGATCTTAAAGTATGCGACCCATTCATTATACTCCGTTACCGTGATTTTCTCAATCTCGCTAATGGTGCGGCCTAATCTATCTGCTAACGCGATTAAATTAAACCTGAATGGGTCTTTCCTTAGTTTCCCTCAGCTTCCTCAACAGAGCCAGCAGACATCATAGGCGCACTGATCTTATAGATCACCTCATGGGGAATGCGCTTCAGTTTAGGCTTATGCTCAATCGTGTAAGCCTTTTCGCCATCTTCCTTTAGAGCCTTCAAGATAATCAGGTCAATCAAGGCATCTATGTTGGCAGATGGGAAATCTGAGTGTTTCCGCTGGATAGATGACATCTCTCCAGAAGTCATAGGGGTATAGTAAACACGCAGAGGCTTGGCCCCTGCGCGTAAAGTTACTTCTATATGCCTCGTCTCGATATTTGATATATAATCGTCTAAGGCGTCTATAGGGTTAGACATGGGTTACACCGTTGTAGCTGTTAATGCCCCACTACCTTGCACAGTTATTGACGCTTCCACAAGACCATCAAATGATGATGAGCGTGTAACGCCGGTAACAATGGCTGTGCCAGTATAATATGTATCCCCAGAAGCATCGCCCTCTGGATAAACATTAAGCGTAACAGAAGCACCGATTGTCAAAGCGCCTTGACCAGTCGTATCTGTTTCATCCCAGAAAACATCAACCGATCCAGTAAATGTTGTCAAAGATGATTTATATGTGCGAGCAGTGTCGCCCATAGTTGTATCTTCTAAGGTATCTGCACTTTCCTCTAAGCTGAAAGAGCGGATTTCTGCGATAGCGTTAGCACCGACCTTTACGGTTCCTTCGCTGCCTGTGTGTGTAGCCATTGGAGCCTCCTTATCTGGCCGTTTCTACGTCATCGATAGCTGTATCATACCTTACATCAAATGTCAGCTTTGCGGAACCTATTGGTTGTTCCGCTTCACCTGAAAAGTTGATGTCTGTACCGGATAACACAGCCGACTTTGCAAGACCGTTGACCGTGAAGTCATTGGCTATTGCCTCTTCGATCTGGACAGCAATAGCGTCCACATCGTTATCAAAATTAGTTGTTGCGCGTACATATGCGTCCACCTCAATGGAAACAACTCGCGCAGATGTCTTTACACCAATGGTTTGCAGCGCAGATGCTTCTGATCCCGCATAAACCGTGATAGCTGGCAAATCAGCGTCAGTCAGAGAATAAACCCTAGTGCCATATACGCGGTTGCTAACCAGCGTAACGTTAGAGTTAAGCACAGAAACTATGCGCTCTCTTATTTGCTGCCTAACGTGAGCCACTATGATTTCTCCAACTGAACAACAGTGACACCAGTGCCATCATGTATCCATGCCCGCACATAATATGTCACCGCATTAATAACCATAGCTTGGTTATAGGCTATGCTTGAAATGTCTGCTGTTCTGCATGTCAAACGCGGCTGCTCTTCGTGAACAGCAACATAACCACCCGTATCAACAGGGATCGTCTCATTGTCGAAAATGCCGTTAATCGTGCCGCCATCATAAGTGACCGCAGTGGCAAATTCATCAACGTCAAATATGTTTGCTAGGTCATCAGCTAGTGGCAGCGCCATCTTCTTCAGCCTTTTCTTCTTTTACATACGGCTTGGCATATCCGCGATCAATTAGCTTCTGAGCGATACGGTCATCGACTGTATGGCTTGCGCCAGCCTTGCCATTCTTACCGCTCCAAGATGCGTCTTTAATCAGCGTAATCTTCATTTCTTGGCCCTTGTGGTCTTAGGCTTTGCAGCCCGATCAGTAGGAGCCTTAACAGGCTTAGGCTCAGGAGCATTATCAATGCGCCCATATCCCTTTAACGCAGTCGCTTCATCTGCGCCTAACTCAACTATATCGCCAGCTTTTCTAGCTTGACCAGCAGCAACACAGGATTTCAGGATAATATATTTCATCTTTCGCCCCTTATTGGAAAGGAGGGCCAAGTGGCCCTCCCAAGTTAGCACTCTTATGCACCGTCATTGTTGAATGCAAAGCTTACTGCGTGACGTACAGCTACGTCTACAGTTTGCAGTGCAACAATCCGTACTGTGCCTGAGCTAGACGCAGTATATGGATCTACAACAATGTCCAAACCGCCATACATGCCGATCAGCAAGTCAGCAAAGTTGCCGAAATACAGATCACCAGCAGTGACTTGGTTTGATACGATTGCATTGTAGCCGTTCATTGATCCATCTGGAGCAACTACGAACTGGCCTGAACCAGCGTCTTTCACAGTTGTCTTCAACGCACCGTACATGCTGGCTGGCAGGATGTAAGCCAAGTTGCCTTGCAGGGCGTTGTCTTCTGCTACCGCAGTTTCCATCGCTACAACTTCAGCAAATGTTGGGTTAGCTGCTGCAAAGTCAGTTGGTGTGTTGATGCCTGATGTGTTTTTCACACCAGTTGGCTGACCAGATGATCCTGTTCCAGCCAATGCACCCAGATCAATCGCAAGAGCGATAGAAGCTGTCAGATCATTACGCACCAATGCTTCAACATCCAAAGATGATTGCTGCATCATAAGGCGTGTGATGTCTGTATGTGCGCCCAATACTTTAGGTGCCATAGTGACCTGACCAACAGTCGGCTCGCTTTCGCCAGATGCGCCACCCTCAGATGAAATCCAACCAGCAGATGATGCGGCTGTTTTCTTCGGGATCTTCACGTTGCCTGACAAGCCTGTCAGCATTGTTGCACCAGCTTGCATAACTGATGAAGCATTCCGCAATACGTCGATGAAATCGCCGCCACGGAAATCGTCAGCAATGATGCCAGCATCGTTAGTTGTATTCATGTCGCGCACTTTCCAGCTACGCAATACATCTGCTGGGATCATAATGCCTTGTGCTTCAACACCCATCGCGTCTGACGCAGCAGCAGCAGCTTCTAATTCAAAAGCAGCAGCTTTTTGTGCAGAGCGATCAGTTGGGTTTGCATGGGCGCGGATAGCGCGAAGCAATGAGAACTGACG